TATGGATGAATCAAGATGGGGGCCTGCTATGAAAGCATATGCTAAAAGAAACATACCCTAGGACCGTTTGGGGTTATGTGGCCGGCTGCTGGCCCGATCAACGGATTCGCTACCCTGAAGATCTAAAGTGAGCATAAATATTACACTATGGACAAATTAGAGAACGCACTTAAAATTGCCTTTGCAAGCGAATTTAGCTTTTATTTAAAAGCTCATAACTATCACTGGAATGTCACAGGACCTATGTTCCCACAACTTCACGACCTATTTGGAAAAATATATGAAGAAGTTTACGAAAGTATAGATCAGTTCGCTGAAGAAATTCGTGTTCTAGGCACATTTGTTCCAGCTAGTTATACTCGTTTTAGTATGTTAAGTCAAATTGAAGACGAGACTAGTATTCCAGAAGCTCAAGGTATGATTAAAGAATTGTTTGAAGATTCAGAGCGTATGATAAAAATCTTAAAATTATCCTTTGACCTAGCTAACTCCAGCGGAGAAGATGGTCTAGCTGATTTCTTGGCTGGTCGACTTGATGCTCATAAAAAGCATTCCTGGATGCTACGTTCAACTCTACAATGACCCTAGAAGAATTAAAAAAATTATCCGGTATAAGTTCACATAAAGGATACCAAGTGTGGGAAGGTAGTAATATTAGTCTCACAGGGAATGAAAAAGGCGAACTTATGAAAAAACATAAGATTAAACCAGGAACTCCAGAATGGTTCCAACTATGGTTTAGCCTTCCTTATTTAACCGGTGAAAACCCTATAGGTCATTCCAATGAAAGTTTATGAAATCGTCTCCGAAGCTGCTGTTCTGCAACGTGTACCTAAACTAGGTGCAGATGCTATCATAAATGTTGTCAAACAACGATTATCAGGAAAAATTGCCAGTGTTGTAGCTAAAAGTATTCCTGTTGTAGGAACTGTAATTGCACTTAAAGGTGCGTATGATAAACTAAAGAGTGTTTGGCAAAGTGGACAAAGTATCAGTCAGGGGGATATAATTGGCGCAGGACTTGATGTAGCAAGTACCTTTGGGTCATTCGTAACTACTATTCCCGCTACTGCCTACAGCATGGCTAGAGAATTATATGCAGAAGCCTATGCTGGCATCAAAGGGGAAGCAGTTACTCTTGAACAAGACCTAGCATCGGACCCGCAAGGAACTAAACAACGACTTAACACATTAGTGGCTAGTATTGCAGATACAATTAAAAAAGAAGTAGATTTAGCCATGGCTAAAGTTAGAGGAACACCTCAAACACCCCCTACTGCTGTAGCACAAGCACCTGCTGCTAGACCTGCTGCACCTGCTGCTGCGCCTGTAGCACAAGCTCCTGCCCCTAAACCCGTAGCTCGGGTTTAAAAGTTAAAAATATCAAAGATATAATAACATAAAAAAAGGTTAAATATACTGTAAGGAGAACAGTATGTTTGAATTTGATTTCACCCTAAATAAATTAAAAAAAGTAGTACACAAAAACAAAGAGTTGGATATTTGGTATAATGCATTTAATACCTATCTTCCGCAATTTTACATCACAACTCCTGCTCGAGTAGCAGGATTCATTGCACAATGCCAGCACGAAAGTGCCGATTTTACTGCTCTGCAAGAGAATCTAAACTACGGTGCTAAAGGCCTAAGAGGATTATTTGGTAAGTACTTCCCAGATGACGCATCAGCAAAGGCATACGAACGTAAGCCTGAAAAAATTGCTAACAAAATATATGGCGGACGAATGGGGAACGGTCCAGAATCAAGTGGTGATGGATGGAAATATCGTGGACGTGGTATTCTACAAATAACAGGTAAAGACAATTACACAAAATGTAGTCGTGATCTGTTTAAAGATGATACCTTAATAGAAAATCCAGATTATGTAAGATATCCAGAATATGCGGTTTTAACAGCCTGTTGGTTCTGGTATAAAAATCAACTCAATGCAATTTGCGACAAAGGTGATATTGTACTACTAAGTAAAAGAATTAACGGTGGTACTATTGGTATGGAAGATCGTATCAAGCACTGGAACGATGCATTGGATGCATTTGAAGGATAATTATGAGGTTAAGGGAGCTTCTTGGCGAAACTGCAACTGCTGGAGCCACTACCGCTGCTAATGTAGGCACGGTAGTTAGTCCTCATATTGCCATAGGTAAAGATCGAGGAAAGAAAAGTTATACAGGTAGTCCAGGCAAATCAGGTACAAAAGCACCAAGTGTACCAAAAGCAGTTCAAGCTAAAAACTCTGACGGCACTGCTAAAAATGCTCTTGATATGAAGGGCAACATTTTTGGCGGCGGCGCTGTCAAACGATAAATATAGAATAAATTTGGAGAAACTCATGCATCACGATTTAATTCCGTCTGAAAGAGATCACGAAGGTAAAATGGCCCGTGCTGACCTTTTTAAACTAGCACAATATAGTTTTAAGTTATTTAAAATGCTCGATGACAATCAGCAGTTAGATGGCTGGGTACAAGCTAAGATTACCAAAGCTGCAGACTATATTGCTAGTGTATATCACTATTTAGAGTACGAAATGAAATTTAGTGATTACGGACAAAAGCTTGAAAATAGCGATCTTTATGTTGAGTCAATTCGCAATGTCTATACACAAAAACTCACAGAAGCCAAAAAGAAAATGGATAAGCTTAAAGCCTCTTTAGATAAAAAAGAAAAAGAGATGCAAGAAGGCTTTGACGAAATGGAAAAGTATCTAAAAGATAAAAAAGGTCCTCAGCCAAGTGGCAGTGCTGGTAAGAAGCAAGGATCCAGATACGGCGGCAGCAAGCAAAAAGACGATGAAGATAAAGAGAAAGACGTTAAAGAAGGTTTTCCAACTGTAGCAGATGCTAAAGCACGCCACGAAAAAGAAAAAGGCACCGGCAAGTTTGATAAAAAGAAAATTAGTACTGGCACAGTTTACACTCGTAAAGCTGATAAAGATGTTGACGATGAAGAAGATACTCCGAAGAAAAACAAAAAAGTTAAAGAAGGTGCTAAGCCAGATTTCTTAGACATGGACAAAGATGGCAACAAAAAAGAGCCTATGAAAAAGGCAGTTGCTGATAAGAAGAAAAATCCGTTTGCTAAAAAAGTCAAAGAAGACACTCGTCTTGCAATGAGCCCTGCTCCTGCTCAGAAAAAATCTGGGATACCAAGTACAGCAACAACTACAGTACCAGGTATGAGAGCCACACCTGCTGATTTAAAGAAAGCAAATTCTAGTGCTGCGCTAGGCGAAGGAAAATGCAATCATAGTGCCAAAGGTAAAAAGTGTCCAGTACATGGCCTAAAAGAATGTGGTAGTATGTATGAAAGTAAAAAAGTAGTACCTGTAATACAAGAAAGTGCTGAAGTTGCAAGACTTAAAGACTTAACTAAAAAGCTGTTAGGATAAACCATGGATTTAAAAAATTTAATTAATAAACTAGATACAATTTCTAGCAAAAAAATATTACTAGAATCCACAGATACAGATGTAAAATTAGAAACTGAAATACAATCTGTAAAAAAGGAAAACAAAAATGTGCCTAGTATGTCTGACAAACTCATTGAAAGTTTTGGCTATATCGCGGAAGCTAGTCCAGAGGAACTAATTAGACAACAACCTGCAATGAGTTATGCAGCAAACAAACTAAGCGGTGCAAATGCGACTGGAAGAGATACTACTGCAAACCCTACAGGATATGATCCTAAAAAAGTCCAATACTCATATCAAGACGGTAAAGCTAATCCTGACTGGCCTGGAAACAAGCCACCAGAAGATCAAAAAGATACTCCTACTGATCAAACCAATCCCACTGATCAAGACAAGCCTAAACCTAAATCAAAATACAATGTAAATCCTGGAACTCGTGCTTATCAACACTGGTTAAACTCGCATGGTGTCAAGGTTGCTATAGATGGCAAATATGGTCCAGCAACACAAGCTGCTGCCAGCACTATGTTTGAAAAGATCAAGGCAGCTAAAGAAAAAGATCTGTACGAGCCAAGATTTCAAGAATCACAGACTATGCTAGGAGTTGGCACAGCCCATAATGTTAAGCCAAGCCCAGGAACAAGTTACATGTGGTTAAACAGTCCTAAATACTTAGAAGCTATGAAGAAGTATGGATATGATCCTAAGACTGGTAATCCTATTCCTGGTTTCCAACATCCGAATCCAAAACTATGGGTAGGGTTTGACAGTGCCACTTCAGGACGGGGAACTCAACCAACTGACCCTAATGCCGCTACTTCAGGAGGCACTGATGCTAAAAGTAAAGCGTCGGCTATCAGTAAGGCTATCAGTGGAGCAGGAACAGACGAACAGGCCGTGTACGGTGTATTAGATACAATTAAAAATGCAGAAGAATTTAATCAAGTTGCAGCATCCTACAAAACACTCTGGGGAGGGAGTAGAGAGTTAGGCCAAGAACTTGCAGGCGATTTTAGTGGTTATGATCTAGTTATGCTAAATCAAAGATTGATGAAAATTGGATTAATTTTGAATACGCAAGGCCAAATAGTTCCAAGAAAAGCCGCAGCAGAATCAGTAGAACTAGATACAATTAAGTTTTTATCAGGACTCAAATAAAAAAGCGCCGAGGGGCGCTTTTTTAATGCCAACTACCTTGAAAACAATGTCTTACTTCATGTCCAAGTGTGTGCATGTTTAACTGTTTTGAAGTATAGATATCACAACGGTTACCATTAAAAAAACTACAAGCCTTCACTGACCAACTAATTCCGCCATATCCACGCTTCTTAGATTCTGTATCACAGGTCTTTTGAACATTATCTACTGGAAACCACTGAATAGTAGAGTTAGTAGTATAGTTATTGTTAGTGCTAAACAGTGCATTTGGATCATCATTAAAAGCATGACCGGTAGTTGTATAAAAAGCAAGCACAATCAACGATACAGTTTTTTTCATAAAGTCCACCATAGTTCGTTTAAGAAGTTTGTATTATACATGATTTTGATATCGAATACAATATTTTTGGTTAAATATCGATTTACATAATTACAATATGCTGAAAACATTAGAATCCATAGATACAGAACCGTTGTTAAATTGTTACTATAAATTAGAACCAGAAATAAGTTGGGTAGTATCAAATTGGAGTCAACAAACTGGGATTCAATATAGACGAGATGCTGTTAGTCAAACTGAACCTTGCGAAAGTCTTAAAAACGGACGAACAGAATGGGACTACTGTTTTTTACACGACATTTATAAAAACACAATTATTGAAGAATTAGTAACCAAATATAACTTATTTAGAACTAGGCTAATGTGGGTAGAACCAAAAAGTTGTTATACTATTCACAAGGATCATTCTACTAGAATACACGTACCGATTATAACCAATCCAGGCGCACTTTTTGTTTTTAGAAAAGGCTTTATGTTTAATTTAGAAGCAGGCAAAATTTATTGGACTGATACAACACTCGAACATACTTTTGCCAATTTCAGTGAACATCCAAGATTACATTTGGTTGGTTGCATAAAATAAAACAGTTGACATTTACTTTTTAATAACATATAATTACTCAGTCTAGGCAAGGAGAAAAACTATGGCAAGAATGTATGGACCAGAAGAAAAAGCTAAACTTGAAAGATTAATCAACGAAGGCTTTCAAGTACTTAGAGAAGTTGAAGATCTGCAAGAAGGATTGAAAGAAACTGTTAAGGCAGTTGCAGAGGAACTAAATATTAAACCTTCAGTAATCACAAAAGCAATTAAAATTGCACACAAGGATAACTGGAAGGTACACGAAGAAGAGTGGGAAGAAGTTGAAGCTATACTTGGTATAACCAATAATCTTCCTAAAGACTAATAAGAAGGTTGTTCCAGCCATAAATGGATCTGTTGGTATTTGCGAGCCGAAAATCGCATAGGAGATATATTTGTACGTAGACGCTTATTTTGATAGAGATTCTGATGTCATCAAAATAGTAGAAAGAAACAACAAGGGAAAAAGAGAATTTAAAGATTTTCCAGTTCGTTATACTTTTTACTATCCCGATCCTCGTGGTAAATTTACAAGCATTTACGGAGACCCGCTGTCTCGCGTAGTTTGTAGAAATTCAAAAGATTTCCGTAAGGAAATGGCTATCCACAGTAATAAAAAACTTTATGAAGCAGACATCAATCCAGTATTTGTATGTCTTAGTGAGAACTACCTTAATCAAGATGCACCAAAACTAAACATTGCATTCTTTGACATCGAGGTAGACTTCGACCCTGAAAGAGGATACAGTACTCCGGAAGATGCTTTTATGCCTATTACGGCAATCACTGTATACTTAAAATGGCTTAATCAATTAATCACTTTAGCTATTCCACCTAAAACTTTAAAAATAGATCAAGCTAGAGATCTTATTAAAGACGTACCTGATACACATCTTTTTGAAAACGAAGGAGATATGTTAGAAACATTTCTTGATCTTATCGAAGATGCAGACATTTTAAGTGGATGGAACAGTGAAGGATATGATATTCCTTATACTGTTAATCGTGTTACTCGTGTACTAAGTAAGGAAGATACTAAAAGATTCTGTCTGTTCGGACAGTATCCTAAAAAACGAGAATACGAAAAATACGGTAAATCTGCCGTGACCTATGATCTGATAGGGAGAGTTCATTTAGACAGTCTTGAACTTTATAGAAAATACACCTATGAAGAAAGGCATTCTTATAGACTTGATGCTATTGGAGAAATGGAAGTCGGTGAAACCAAGACTGTTTATGAAGGTACCTTAGATCAATTATACAACAATGACTTTCATAAATTTATTGTCTATAACAGACAAGACGTAGCACTACTGAATAAACTAGACAATAAACTAAAATTTATAGATCTAGCCAACACACTTGCACATGAATGTACTGTGTTACTGCAGACTACTATGGGTGCAGTAGCAGTTACAGAGCAGGCTATCATTAATGAAGCACATCAACGTGGCTTTCAGGTGCCTAATAGACCAAGGCGTGATGAAGATGAAGATACACAAGCAGCAGGTGCTTATGTTGCATATCCTAAAGAAGGCTTGCAAGACTGGGTTGGTTCATTAGATATTAACAGTCTTTATCCTAGTGCTATTAGAGCATTAAACATGGGTCCGGAAACTATTGTTGGACAACTAAGGCCTGTATATACAGAAACATACGTCCATGAACAAATGACTCTTAAAAAGAAATCATTTGCAGCAGCATGGGAAGGCATGTTTGGTAGTTTAGAATTTGAATCTGTAATTAAAAAAGACAAAGCGACGGCTATCACTATTGACTTTGAAAACGGTGAAGAAGTTGTCATGAGTGGTGCAGAAATTTATAAATTAATCTACGACAGTAATCAACCGTGGATGATGTCTGCAAATGGAACTATTTTTACCTATGAAAAAGAAGGTATTATTCCAGGTTTGTTAAAGCGTTGGTATGCAGAACGTAAAGAAATGCAGGCTAAACTTAAAGAGTGTATAAATGCTAGTAACAAAATTGAAGAGGAATATTGGGATAAGCGACAGTTGGTTAAGAAGATTAATCTTAATAGTTTGTATGGTGCTATTCTTAATCCTGGCTGTAGGTTTTTCGATAAAAGAATCGGTCAATCAACGACGCTTACCGGACGGCAAATTGCCAAACACATGGCAAGTAAAGTCAACGAAATAATTACTGGAGAATATGATCATGTTGGAAAAGCTATTATCTACGGCGATACTGATAGCTGTTATTTTTCTGCTTATCGGTCGCTTAAAAAAGATATTGACTCGGGCGCGATCCCGTGGACCAAAGAAACAGTAGTACAGCTTTACGATCAGATTGGCCAAGAGGTAAACAATACATTTGCCGGATTTATGGAAAATACATTTCATTGTCCTAAATCCAGAGGCGAAGTAATTAAAGCTGGTCGAGAAATTGTTGGTTCAAAAGCATTGTTCATTACTAAGAAACGTTATGCAGTATTGTATTACGATAAAGAAGGCAAGCGCACAGACACAGATGGAAAGCCTGGTAAGATTAAAGCCATGGGTCTGGATCTTAAACGTAGCGATACGCCAGAATTTATTCAGAACTTTCTGAGCGATGTACTTGAAAAAGTATTAACAGGTGCCAATGAAGAACAAGTGCTAGAGCATATTTCTAAATTTAGGACTGAATTTAAATCTCGTCCTGGTTGGGAAAAAGGTAGTCCAAAACGTGCTAACAATATTACTGACTATGAAGCTAAAGAAAAGCGGCAGGGTAAAGCTAATATGCCTGGACATGTTCGTGCAAGCATAAATTGGAATACGCTAAAGCGTATGTACGATGACAAATATTCTATGCAGATTGTCGACGGAATGAAAGTCATTGTATGCAAATTAAAAGAAAATCCATTAGGGTTTACATCAGTAGCTTATCCTACAGATGAACTACGATTGCCTAAGTGGTTCCAGGAGCTGCCATTTGATCATTTAGAAATGGAAGCAACTATTATAGATAACAAGCTAGAAAACTTAATCGGGGTCCTAAATTGGGATGTTCGATCAACTGAACAAAATAATACGTTTAACAATTTATTTGATTTTAGTTGAAAATTCTAAATACAATCAGAAAAGGAAAATAAAATGAAAGATATTTTAACAGACATCGTAGCACATACACATAGCCTGTCTATTTTACCTTTGGTAAAAATTACAGGAACTGAGACTGAGACTGCCATTGAAGCAATGGCTGAAGATAGATCAGTTATACTCTCTGCAAAATCACATGAGCCGGTTGAAGAGTTCCAAGGAGTTTTTGGAATGCCTAATCTTGATAAACTAAAACTTCACTTAAACTATGAGGAATACAAAGAAGATGCTAAAATCGAATTAACTAGAGCTGTGCGTAATGGCGAAGAAATTCCAACAGGCATTCACTTTGAAAATACAACTGGTGACTTTAAAAACGATTATCGTTTTATGAACGCCGACATTATTAACGAAAAACTTAAAACAGTTAAATTCAAAGGGGCCAATTGGGATGTTAGTATTGAACCGAGCATTAGTTCAATTCAAAGACTAAAGTATCAAGCTCAAGCACATAGTGAAGAGTCGACTTTCCAAGTAAAAACTGAAAACAACAATTTAGTGTTATTCTTTGGTGATGCAGGCACTCACGCAGGAAGCTTTGTATTCCAATCAGATATAGAAAGTAAACTAAAACAGACATGGGCATGGCCAGTGTCGCAAGTGTTAAGTATTTTAAATCTAAGCGGAGACAAAAAACTGATGATTAGCGATGCTGGAGCTATGATGATCAGTGTAGACAGTGGTCTGGTAAACTACAACTACATTCTCCCAGCACAGACAAAATAAGGGATAACGATGACATTCGTATTAAACTATGTTAAAGATCATATTCCTCAAATGGAAATGATTGGAGTAGTAATGCGTATTATAAGTTTTACATTAGTATCATGGTTAGGGCCAGCAAGTCCTTTTATGTTTGTTTGGATTTTTAACACTATAGATGCTGTACTTTTAACGTATTGTGCAACTATAAAGAAAGACAAAGCATATACACTTTTAAATGGATTTTGGATCATAGTTGGTCTAATTGGAATTGCTAGGGCAGGAGGATTGTTATGAGTGGAATGAGAGAAAAAGATCAAGCAGATTTTGATTTAGAGACATTTGTGGACTTATTTGATACAGCGATGAGTTCAGATAATCCAGCAGTACAACGTGCATTAAAGAATCTGATTCTTATTAGTGCTATGGTTAATGCGCAAAATGATCCTAGTGGTTTGACTAAAGGACCACTACGTAGAGTAGTCGAAGATATGAGACATCTAAGTAGAAGAATAGAGCAACTGGAAAGTGCAGGCGCATATAGATCTACATATACTACAAAAACTACTACAGGTACTGGAACTCCATACACGCCTAATCAGACTCAGTGGCCTAATGTATTGCCTGGAACTATTCCCCCTGGAACTATAATTGGTGGGCAAAGTATCAGTGGTGGTCCTAGTAATCTAGCAGCAACTAGTCAAATAGATGTTAAAGTAGGCAATTTATTAGATAAGTTAGAATTAAAATGAATAAAAATTTAACTGCATCTCAAAACGATTATGCATATTTTTTGCCGGCAACTAGCGGGTTTTACGCAACCTTTATTGGTAAGCAACGGTACGGAAATTACGTTGACCCTGCACGTATTCCTAAAAGTTTTGTCAATGGTATAGAAAGTTTAAATTATCTTGAACCAGAAAAAGGATTATTTTATTATGATCACTGTCTGTATTCAGCAGGTCATGCTAACTTAGATCTTAACAAACAAGACGAAAGTGAAGACATGTTTCGTAATCGTGACCGCAGTACTTCATGGGTACTAGGTGACTCGGGCGGTTTCCAAATTGGTAAAGGTGTCTGGGAAGCAGATTGGAAAGATCCTAACTGTCCTAAAGCACAAAAGAAACGCAGTCAAGTGTTAAATTGGATGGATACACTTATGGACTACGGTATGTGCCTTGATATTCCAGCATGGGTCGCTCGTAGTCCGGAAGGACAAAAGGCTACCGGTATTACTACATATGCAGAAGCAGTGCAAGGAACGTATATCAATAATGATTACTTCGTAAACAACAGAAATGGTAATTGTAAATTCTTAAATGTTCTGCAAGGCGAAAATCACGCAGATGCCGAAGATTGGTATCAGCGTATGAAAAAGTATTGTGACCCTAAGCAGTACAGTGACCGTGCATTTAACGGTTGGGCCATGGGCGGTCAAAACATGTGTGATATACATCTAGTTCTAAAAAGAATCAACTCTTTAAGATTCGACGGCTTGCTAGAAAAAGATCAACAAGACTGGATGCACTTTTTAGGAACCAGTAAACTAGAATGGGCTACCTTACTAACTGATTTACAACGTGCTATAAGAAAACACCATAACGAAAACTTTACTATATCATTTGACTGTGCAAGTCCATTCCTTGCAACCGCAAACGGTCAAATTTATGTTCAAACAGAAATCGAAGATAGAACTAAATGGGTATATAGAATGGTTCCGTCAGTTGACGACAAAAAGTATGCCAACGATACTAGACTATTCAAAGACGTAGTGATCCAAGATGCAGTTTTTGAAAATTTTGAATCTAGTCCAATTATTGATCAATGTAGTATAAAAGATGTATGTATATATGCACCTGGTGATTTAAACAAAATTGGTAAAGAAGGCAGTACTAGTTGGGATTCATTTAGCTATGCCATTCAAATGGGGCATAATGTTTGGGCGCATATTAATGCTGTACAAGAAGCCAATCGGCAATATGATTTGGGGAAAATTCCGTCAATGTTAGTTGACGAACGCTTTGATAGAGTTTATTATAAGGACATTGTTAACGAAATATTTTCTACAAGCGACAAAGGAAAGTCAGATAAAATCATTGAAGATTATTCCAAATATTGGATGAGTATTATTGGCACTAGAGGAGCAACAGGAAAAAGAACTGTAAACGCTCATACCTATGCAGATAAACTATTCGATATTGACGCCAACGTTGCTAATATTAAAATTCCTAAACTAACCGAACCTGTTCAAACAACCTTTGATACATTATTTGAATGACTTTACCAGACGAAAGATTTCGAGCTGTGCTTAGAACAAGAGAGCTTTTAGTAAACTTGTGTAACCCGCAGCATACTCCCCGAGTTCCTAAAATTATCAGAGATGAAGCAAGATGGTGTCTACGACACTATCCTGATCATTACGATATGAATAAAACATCTCAAACAAGTCCGGATATTTTTCAAGAAAGAATGGAACCTGTAACTAAACTTTTTAAACAGTACGAGGAAAGTAAAAATGATCACAATTAAAGATTTTATGGAAGTTGTTGATTACCGTATCACCGAAGGTAGTCAATACATGTGGAAATGCTACGGTTCCGATGCTTATAGATTAGACTCATGGAACGGTGACCACGACGGACATAGTGTTAGTATTGTATTCGATACCAAAACTCAAGAATTTTATGAAGTTAGTGTATATGATTATAAAAATCAACGTGCCTACAGATTAATTAATCCCAATTATAAATTTGCACACGACGACGAAGCTAGTAGTCGTGGTGTTGATCTTAATCAAGCATGGGACGATGTTAATTACACTGATTTGGATATTGCTGAAGATTTCTTAGAAAAGGCCGAGGCCATTGTTAATGGACAACCTTATGATGAAAGAGTAATGATTGAACTTGACTTACCAGAGAATTTAATGCTAAAATTATACGAGTTAGCACACAAACAAGACATTACACTCAATCAATTAGTTGAAAACATTATTAAGTTCGAAATAGAAAATAGAAAAAATGCAGCGTAATTATAAAGACGGTATTAAAAACGATGTAAATTTTTTCATCGGAAATGAAGTTGAACACACTCCTGCATTCGGAATGCGTACAATGTTTGTTACTGGAGTACACAACATAGACGATATAGAAAATATCGTTAATGAAGAAAATTCAAAACTAGATAGATCATATCACATCAAGCATATTTTCTTTGGGGCTAATCATAGTTTCAATCCTCAAACATACGAGGAACATAAATTATGGGAAGAAATGATATTTTATTTCCTCAGAAAAGATTATCTGTGTTCTCTTGATATTCCTATAAATCAAGTAGAGGAATTCCATGAATCAGGTTACTGTGAATATGATAATTTTATTCCTCAAATTCGTGTGCCGATTCCATATATAAAACTATGGAACTATAACACAATGGTTAAAATTGATGATAAAGATTTTAAAGCAACTAATCCTGGCGTATGGTCACACAGTCTACATACGCTAATGAATCGTAACAAATTTACAGACTGGTCGCAATACAATAATGACGAGATCGTTAAATGATTATTAAACAAGATGTACGTCCAAATAAAATGATTTGGGTTACCTTTCGTAAGGAAGGGATCCATTGTTACCCGGCAGCAGCCACAGACACTAACCTAGCAACAGGAGATGAATATGATGTATCGTTCCTTGCTCATCCTCACCGTCATATTTTTCACTTTCGTGTGTGGATCAGCGTTACTCATAACGACAGAGATATCGAGTTTATCCAATTTAAAAGATGGCTTGAAAAATTGTATAATAGCGAACAAGCTGTATTGTCGCTAGATCATAAAAGTTGCGAAATGATGTCAGATGAATTGTATGACATGATTTCCAATAAGTATCCAGGCAGAGAAGTTTGGATTGAAGTCTCCGAAGATGGAGAAAATGGTAGTTTTATCAAATATTAATAATTAACAACTAAGGAAAAATATGTCTCAAGAACGTCTTAAAAAATATTTTGTTATGAAACCTGAAGTAACAAAAATTTTCGATGATCTAGAAGCTTATCATAATTTTTGCAGATTCGAATTGCTGCCTTTTAATCCGGCAGATCTATATAACAAATCAAGCACTATCTGGAATCAATATCTGCAATCAACTAGACCTCGTAGATGGAAAAACGACAGACCTGGATCATATAACGGTCATAAAAAACACTATACAAGATAATGACAGTCTATATAGTAGATCTTGAGGCAGTAGAAACAAGGTATACTGCCCAATGGAAATCTCATTTACCTAGTATTTTAAAAAAGAAAGGTTATGATGTTCAAGTTATATCTGGCCCTGAGGATATTCCTAGTGCCACTACTCCTGGCGCCTTCCTTAATTTTGGCGGCACTAATGTCTATAAGTCTCGTCAAACTGAAGAGATTAGTAGACTGTTTACTACCGGTAAGATAAAATCATTTGATCACTTTGTGTTTACTGATGCCTGGCATCCCGGTATCATTAATTTAAAGTATATGAGCAGTCTGCTTAGTGTTCCAATTAAGATACACGCACTATGGCATGCCGGCAGTTATGACCCTCAGGACTTCTTAGGTCGTCTAATTGGTAACGAACCTTGGGTAAGACATG